CACTGCTCGCCTTCAAGCCCGGCAAACAGGGACGCGATCGCCTCGCCCTGGTGCTGCACGGGTGCGCTTTCGGTCCCTACTTCGTTTGCCATCGTCTGCTCCCGGTTGATGCCCGCGGCGGGATCGGCTCCCATCGCCACAAGCGAGACTTCGATGGGAGACCAGCGCCGAGCGATCAACGTCTCGCCCGACTGCTCCCAATGCTTCGATTCAATCTGTGCGCCGACGCTGACATCGGCGATGATCCCGTCGACCACGTCCTGCCAGGCTTCCTGCCCGCGCGCGCTCGATGAGAAGCGCGCCACGCCGCGCAGGCGCCCGTCGGTGATGTGCAGGCGCTCCACGCGCCCGACCGGCAGCTCGCCGTGGCGGTGCGCGACCTGGAGCGGCAGGCCTTGTGAGGCGCGCGTCATGTCGACGCTCTCTGCATCGTGGCGCAGCACCTCGAGCATGCCCGAGGGTCCGCGCACCGGCGTATCGGTGGAAACGGTCAGCGGCACGGTGCGCTGCTGTTGATCGATGGCCTCGCGCTCGAGGCTCGCGCTCAGCACGCGGCGCTCCATGAGGCCGTCTGCGAACAGCTCGCGCTGCACCTCGGTCAGTTCAGGGTGTGACATCAACGGACCACCTCCAAAGCGGGGGATTCGGTTTCGGGCTCGGGCTCGGGCTCGAGCGCGGTATCGGCGTCGCGCTCATCATCCACGCGCCGCGGGTTGCCGCCGCGCTTGCGAATAACACCGTGGCGCGACTCGATCCCGGCCGCGATGCTGGTGGCATCGGCCGTGGCTTCCTTGCTCGGATCAATCCACGGGCTCGGCGGCGGGGTGAACTCGATGTCGAACAGCGTCGCCGGATCGGCGCCGCGGGTGTTGATGAGCCCGGCGAGCTGGGTCGCTTGCACGAAACGCATCCACAGCGGCTTCAAAAACGCGGCCTGGAAATGCGCGCGCAGCGCATCATAGCGCTGGCGCACCTCGACCAGCTCCTGACGCTGGCTCGAGTAGGTGCCGTCGTAGTCGTGCGTCGCGGTTGAGTAGCTGACTCCAATGCCGGCGGTGGCCGCGCGCAGCATCGCCCGGCGAAAGTCGGCCAGCGACGTGTTCGGCCGGTTGGTGTCCAGCACCTCGATCTTCTCGCCCGGCATCAGGTTGTCGAAGATCATGCCGGGCTGGAGCTCGAGCGGGCGCTCGCCGCTGGCGGTATCGACCGCGGCGGTGGTGTTCACGAAGTCCGCACCGCGGGTGATCGCCGCGCACAGGCTCGCCGCGACCTTGGCCGCGACCTGCTCGCTCTCTTCGTAGTCGCCGATGTCGGCCAGGCGCGTGATCGACGGCGCGAGCTGCGACGCGCCGCGCTTTTGGCCCAAACGCTTGCGCACCGCCAGGTGGGTGATCTGCGCTGCCGGAATGCGCACCGTCTCGGTGTCGAAGCCCAGCCGGGTGATGTTGTCGCCCGGGTGCTCGCGGTACAGGTGATAGGCCAGCGGGCGCCCGAGCCGATCCACCTCGATGCCGTGCACCACCCGCGGGTTGTCCTCGATCAAGTCGAACGGCACAAGATCCGGCTCGTGCGCCTGCACCATGTAGGGCAGCGCGCTTGGATAGGTCACGTTGGAGCCGAGCATGTGCTGATTGAACACCTCGCCGTCGCGCAGCCAGGTGCGCGCGATCAGCTGCGACAGCTCGCACCACGGCAGCAGGCCCGAGGCGTCGAGCTGGTCGCGGTACATCGCCCACGCGGCGCGCAGCTCGTCGTTCACCGCCTCGGCGGGCGCGCCGGCGCGGTTCATCACCCGCGGCTCCATGTCGACGGCCGCGGCCTGGTAGGACAGCACCGAGAGCACCGAATGGGTCAGATCGTGGTTCTCATCGAGGTGGCGGCCCCATTTGCGCAGCTTGTCGCGCGCCTGATCCATCACCGCGTCGCCGCTTCGCCAATCCCGCGGCGCGGTGCGTGCATTCGACGGCAGCGCCGCCTGGTAAAGCCGCTCGACGGCCAGGCGCGCCAGCTCCCGTTTCAGGTGCCAGCGCGGAGCAATGGCCGCAATCAGCCCACCCATTTGACCACCCGCATGCCCGGTGATTTGGCGCCAAGGCCCTTGGCGCGGAATCCATCGACCTGACGCTGCCAGTAGGTGATTCGATCGGTGATCTCAGACAGGTTCGCGCGAGACAGCGAGCGATCGCCGATACTGTAGCTCTGGCCCGAGCTCACGGCCTGCTCGGCGTCCAGCCACATCTGGAGACGCGCCTGCGCGTCAGATTGGCTCGAGACACCGGTGGTCACACTCATGGCGGTAAGTGTCGATCGACGGCGAGGCCGCGTGAAGGCTCATCGTCGGCGCAGCAAATGCACGCAATCCATGGCCGGAGTGTTTGGGCTAGAGACCGTGGCGGCTGAAGCGGCTCGAGGGTGCGCGGCGCGGTTTCGCCGCGGCCTGGCCGTCGGCCGCTTTCGCCTCGGCCACCGGGTGCAGCGTGTAGAGGTTCAGGCTGTAGGCCGCGGCGGTGGCGAGCACCTCGCAGTCCAGGTAGTGATTCGGGCGCGAGCGTCGCGCGATCCACGTCATCTGCCCGCTCGCCTTGGTCACCAGCTCCTCGGCCACCACCTGGCGCATGTAGTCCTCGGTCACATCGCCGGGCAGGTGCCACAAGTCCGGCGCGCCCTCGGCCTCGAGGCGCAGCCGCGAGTAGAGCCATTGCTTGAAATACGAAGCGTCGATGCGAAACAGGCGCAGCCCGTTCTTGATGGTGGTGCCGCCGGCGGTGACGTCGATCAGGTTGGAATCGACCGGCTTGTCGCGGTGCTCGTAGCCCTTGGTCGGGTAGGCCTGCGGCTGGAATCGCCGCGCAAACAGGTATACCTGGTGGTCCGGGCGCTTGAAAAAGTCGACGCCCGGCTTGTAGCCGGAGTCGATGAAGCAGCGTTTCACCTGCAAGTCGTGGCGGCGCAGCAGCTGCCCGAAGGAGATCCACACATCGTCCAGATCGGTGCGCCCGAGCAGCTCGCCGTGCTCGATGAGCCACGACTCCATCGGCCCCTCCTGCGCGCCCCAGCCGCGGACCACGTAGTACACGCGATCGTGCTGCACGTCGGCGCCCACGGTCACCACTTGCACGCCGTGTGGGCGCTGTCCTTGCGTGTAGTGGCCCCGGTGCTGACTCACCTCCTGCCAGTCGGGCGCGTCGCCTCGGACCCGCCACAGCTCGCCTGCGTAGGTGTTCAGGCACGCTTGTATGGTTTCCGGCTCGCGGGTGCGGTAGGCCGCGCACAGCTCGCGCGCAAGGCTGGCGAACGTCACCCACGGCGAAGCGAAGCCTGAGATCCAAAAACTCCGGTGGCGGTGATCGGACACCTCGAGCGTGTCGGGCACGTAGTCGCCGTCGGCGTTGCGCGCATACACCCGGAAACGCCCGCCGGCGATCATGTCCGGGCGCTCGGCATCGGCAATCACGGTGCCACAGCGCGGGCAGTGATACAGAGCCTCGGCCTCGGCCTGGTCAGGTGTCGCCCCGTCCGGCCAGTGCAGGTACATGGTCAGGGGCCGGTGGTATTCCTGACAGTGCTTGCACTGCCATTCCCATATCTCCATCGAGCCCTGGTCGAACAGCTGCTGGATCGGGCTCGCGTCCTCGATGGTGGGCGAGCTGGTGCTCACCACCAGCGGCGCCGGGTAGTTCTTGGTCCGGGCCTTGGCGAGCGTCACCGGATCGCCCTCCCCGCTCACGTCACGGCCCATGCGATCCAGCTCGTCGATCAGCACCAGGCCGCACGGGTGCGCGGCGAGCTCGGTGGCGCTCCCGGCCCAGGCGAAGCGCAGCGGCACGCCGCCGAGCCACTTCTCGAACTTGGAATCTGACTTGCCCTTGGCGTGGATCTCGTTCAGCCCCTTGCATTCGCGCAGCAGGCGCGAGACGCGATCCGAGCTCATGGAGCCCGCGAGCTTCTGGGTCGGCAGCACGAACAGCGTCGGCACCCGCGGCCCGTCGTGGAAGCGGTGCCCGATGAGCGACATCAGGCTCGCGGTCTTGCCGAGCTGGGAGGCCGTGATGGCGGTGATCTGGCGGGTGCGCGGATCGCTCGCCGCCTCGAGCGGTGCTCTGAAGTAGGGCGTGTGATCAGTTGACCACCGGCCCGGGCGCGGGCTCTCCGGAGGCTCCACGCGCTCGGCGTCCGCCCACGCGGCGGCGCTGCGGATCGGCGGCGGTGTCACCAGTCGGCTCAACAGCCGGTACAGGCCCGGCCAATGAAGCGATCCGTGTGGCGAGCTCATCGCGTGCTGCACTGCATTCCTCCCGTAGTGTGGCCGCGGCCTCGGCGGTGGTGCGGGTCGCTGCCGCCGCGGCGGCAGCGCGCACCGGCAGGCCCTCGAGCGCGGAGACCAGCAGCTGCGCCAGCTCCAGCATGTTTGCGCGCACGTCGTCGACCTCGAGCAGCTCGCCGGCCATGCGGCGGGTCTCCAGAACCTTGTGGGCTTCTTGCGCGACGTACAGGCGCGTGCGCGCCTCGACCACCGCCGGCAGCTCGTCGGGATCGATGCCGCTCTTGCTGGTGGTGTCTGAAATCATCCACTGCACGCATGCCGGAATGTCGTACAGGCCGCGCGCCTTGCGGGGCAGGCCCCGGGTCACCAGCTTATTGATGTGGTTCACCGAGCACCCGAAGATCCGCGCCAGGCCGCCGCGGTCCGTGACCAGCTGCGTGGCGAGATCGGCCATCAGTGCAAGCCCGCCGCGACCAGCTCGTACCCCAGGTGCGCGAGCTGTTCGCGCCAGCGCGTGCCGCAGCCGGCGCATTCCCACAACTCGAGCATCAGCACGGGCTTGCCATCGATGTGGCGAAGCTCGACGTCGCTATGCAACTCGCTCTCGTTCGATCCACATATCGGACACTGCGCGTATTCGCGTTGCACGCTGGCTCCTTCAAGGTGGCGCGCGGCGGTCACTTCAGCCCACCACAAACGCGAGAAACGTGCGCGCATTTCCCCC